ATTTCTATAGACGAATCTGCTAATAATCCTAAATTCACATACAAGTGTCTCTAGACACGACGAACATATTTGGTTTGATGGGACACACCTTCTTCTCTCAAACGGTAAATATCACCATACGTAACAAATATTTCATCTCCATTTCGAATGTTTTTGGTTGCTTTTATTTTTACATTTCCTCTATAATACGATAACTTTGCGTTGGCAGTTGAACGACTCTTGTGATTTGCAAAAGAAGCTGCTCCTCGTTCACATCCTGCGTCAACAAAGGAGGTTTTGGAACGTTGAAGAGCGTAGGGAGCAGTATTATCTCCATATCTCTGCTCCAAGTCATCGGCACTAACTGTTTCTCCCATGTATGTAATGATATTGTCGTTAGGTTTGAACACGATATCATGATTAGGAGAGGGGTCATTGTATGCGAAGAGTCCTTTACCTTGTGTGTTAGGTAGGGTTGTACGGGCAATTCGTACCTTGTATGCCTTTGCCAGGTGTTGGAAGCAGACGTCGAAACCTATATATTGCTTCCGCTTACACTGTTCGCCCGTCGAGGACAAGATGTATGAACATCTTCCATTCTTGAGAGAGCACTGAAATTGTGGTGTGTCTTGGTATGAGAATTGGAATTGATATGGCATCGTGTGTGTGTTGTATATATTAGTAGAAAGATAATATTTTAAAAAAACAACCACACCACGAAGGATGAGTCATATTATGCTGGTATTTGAATATAATACAATATATTGTTAGATATCAAATTCGAGTGTTATATTAATTATCCAAAAAATATAATAAATATAAAAATACATAAAATAAAACGATATGAAAAATCAAAAATCGGTATATACAAACAATAATATTGATGAAAAGCACAGCGAGATGTTGAACCATTTTGATGAAATTGAAAACGAGGAAATTCCATCTTTGACTTTATATATAACAGATCTCAAACAACAACTATCCAAGCTAAAGAAAAACGAAATCGACAAGATAATGGAACTGAAGGATGAAATAAAGGATTGTAAACTTAGAATAAAACGCTTGAAAATAGAGAAAAAAACATACTTGTTGGAAAACTCTAAATATGTATTTAAATATTTTGAACAGAAGAAAAACATTTCAAATGGACTTGGGAGTCAGAACACCAACGCATTAAACTCATTTTTCAAGGTGAAAAGCACAGCGCCAGAGGCATCTGACACACAATCAACCCAGTATAACCAATCAAAAGCATTTTACCAAAATTATTGGAAAAATGTGAACAACAGTGTATTAAATATCCACGATTTCGTAGTTGCTGCTGATGTGTGTGCGGTGTGTCACGAGGGTGAGCTTATTCCACAAGACGAAGAAGGTATATTGATATGTAATAATGACAAGTGTGGCAACTATGTGTCTTATATAGTGGATTCGAGTAAACCCGCTAATAAGGAACCACCTAGCGAGGTATCTTATACAGCTTATATCCGTTTGAACCATTTCAAAGAGATTTTGTCGCAGTTCCAAGCGAAAGAAACGACGCAAATACCGGATGATGTCATACAATCGATAAAAGACCGTATAAAGAAGGAACGTATAAAGGATTACAAGGAAATCAATTATGATAAAATGCGCGAAATATTGCGTAAACTGGGATTGAATAAATATTTCGAGCACATCCAATATATAAATTCCACATTAGGGATCAAACCGCCGATTATGAATGAAGAGTTGCATGAAACGTTGTGTGTATTGTTTATCGAAATACAAAAGCCGTGGGCGGTTCATTGTCCGGCAAGTCGCACGAATTTTTTTAATTACACATACACATTATATCAATTGTGTACGTTGTTAGACCAATTACAGTATTTGCCGTATATACCAATGATGAAAGATAGGGAGAAACAACTGGATCAAGATATGATATGGAAGAAGGTTTGTCACGACCTCGACTGGGAATTTTTTCCAACCGTTTAGAGTAATAACGGATGACTGAGTAATAAATATTTATGAAAAGATATAAATATTTAACCGGAATACTAACAAATGAAGTTGTTGCAGTATTTTCAAAAGATGGGTGTCAATGTTCCCTCCAATTTTGATTTCAAACCAATAAAGCGACTAATGTTGGGGAGATGGGCGTTGACAACGGATGATAAATGTCTGAAGAAAGTGGATTTGACGAACGAAGACCATTGTGGTGGGTGTAATACCCTTCGCGAGGACTATTTAGAAAAATCGAAAGATCTCCGCAAAATGGGTAATACAAAAAATTGATTATATTTTTATGTATGAATAGATTAGCACAATAATACATATTATACAAATGTCAGACTGTTCTATTTGCGGAGAAGAATTCACCAAATTCACTCGATCAAAAATCGAGTGTTGCTTTTGCGATTTCGATGCGTGTAGGAGTTGTTGGCAACGATGGTTCCTGTCGGAAAGCATTAGTAAATGTATGTCGCCCAATTGTGGCAAAGAGTGGACGCGTAAGTATCTAACCGACCAAATGACGAAATCCTTCATAGCAAACACTTTGAAAACTCACAGAGAAAACATTTTGTTTGATAAAGAGCGTGCGTTGTTTCCAGCGACACAAGTTCTTATCGGTAAATACAAAGAAATTGATACAATAGAAAAAGATAAATGGGAATTAGAACGAGCTATAAGACGGCTTCGTCTAAAACAAATAACCATTTCCGAGAGACAACGCGTGCTACGAACCGACATAGGTAAAGGGGCGTCAAAGCAACGAGCCGACTTTGTTAGAGCTTGTCCCGATGAAGTCTGTCGAGGGTTCCTGAGTAGTCAGTGGAAGTGTGGGGTGTGTGACAAATGGTCTTGCCCAGAATGCCACGAAATCAAGGGATTAAATAAAGATTGTGAACACACGTGTGACCCAAACAATGTGGCAACGGCAAAACTGCTCGCAAGAGACACTAAAGCTTGTCCAAGCTGTGGGTTTGGAATATACAAGATAGATGGATGCGACCAAATGTGGTGCACTCAGTGTCACGTCGGGTTCAGTTTCAGAACCGGTCGTATAGAACATAATATTCATAATCCACATTATTATGAATATATGCGTCAAAATGGCGACGCGAATCCGCAGAATGTGCAGCATCCGCCAAACAATTGCGCCGAAGAACTGAACCATTATATGATCAATCATATCCGGCTGAAAATTCGCACAGGAGATGTTTCGTATTTACAAAATGTCGAGGCTATGCTTGAGAGAAACATACGATTAACTATACACATTCGTCAAGTGGAAATCCCACGGTATGATGTCGGCAATGATATCAAACACCAAGACATGCGCATAGAGTTTATGCAGAACAAAATCTCAGAAAAAGAATACAAGATGAAAATCCAGCGGTCTGACAAAAAGCACCAAAAATATAGAGAAGTGGCGAATGTCTTCCAACTCGTGGTGACATCGTTCACAAATATCATATATAGGCTCATAGATGCGATAAACAATCGCGCCGATGACCCGCAAGAAATAATCAATATACTCAAAGAAATAGACACTCTTTATGAGTATGCAGACACCGCGTTCAAAGAAATCGCCGTGACTTATAGTTGTGTTTCGATTTATATTGGCGACTTTCTCAGAAAAAGCGACCATGCCATTGTGGCCAGAGATGTTTACGATGGAAGAGTTTAAGTCGTGGGGGAAATATAAAAATATGGATATCGTTTGTTATTAAGTAGTTAAGGTTGTGTTTGTGTCTTTTGTGCCAATTCTTCATTATATTTTTTTGTTTCCTCTTCAGTGGTCGAGTCGCGTTGATCGAAATCAACGGTATCGGTGACACCTACAAGATTACCCTGATCGTCGATTGTTTGTGTAAGAACATTACCACTCTTCTCGGCCTTCTTGATATTGTCTTCAATCGCCTTTCGCTTACTCTCCTTCACACGATTCTCGAACTCTTCCTTGGCTTTAGATTCATTCTTCGTTTTCTCGCTGTGTAGTTGGTTTAGTTCATCTTCCATAAACTCCACACGTTGGGTCTTGTATGCGTCAGGGTCCCAAGGCAACCATAGACCAACGGGTCCAACCAAGATGTCGTGATTCGGGTCAGACTCGCGGATTTTCTTACACCTCAATTCGGCCTCTTCTTGGGTGGGAAATACACCACGGATTTTCAATCCGCGAACAGAGGTTTGGAAGTTGTTCTCTTTCTGAAATTTAGCGTTCAACGAATCCTCATTTTTATCCAAGAAATTCTTGTAATCGTCTTCGACGCCTTGCTCTTTAAGTTTAGCGCCTTCATCTTTGATAAACTCTGTATAATCGGCAATCAAGGATTCCACATCTAATCCATATTTGTATGAAATAAAGTGAATGAAATCAAAAAACTTATCCATAGATTTTTTGAAATCCCATTGCTTTAGGAATTCTTCAAACAGAAACAATTCTCTTTGTTTTAGAACCTTTTCCGGAGAAATGAATGACAAGCACGCGAATTTTTGACCAGCAATAGGGGTATCCTCGTCACACAAATCAATATAATTGGGGTTAATTTGACCGTTTTCCAATACTTTACGCTCGAATCCAGACATGTTTAACTATATTGAATAATTATGAAAGTTATTTAAGTTGATTTTGTCGATATATATATCTCAAACACAAATTGCTATTTTTTTTTGTTTTCATATAATATATATTGTAAATGTCCGGATCTTTCGATTTAACCGAACTCGCAAAAAGAATCATCAAGTATCTTGTTGAAGGTATCATCGTTGCCATCGCTGCCTACGTGATTCCTAAGAAGTCTCTCAACGTCGAAGAGATCATTGTTATTGCCCTTATGGCCGCCGCCACATTTAGTGTGTTGGACGTGTTCATTCCATCCATGGGTGCCGGTGCCAGACAAGGTGCTTCATTCGCTATCGGTACTGGTGTTGCCGGTGGTCTTCGTATGGCCGGTCCTATGTAAATAGACCCAAAATATGGAATATAGAAAAATCAAAAATAAATACACATACATCTAACATATCTAACATATCTAACATAAATATTCACATATAATCATATATGAATATTCACACATTAAGGTTGGTCGAGAATGTTACCACTTATTTTTCTTCACTGTGATTTGTTGTCCGGATGACCTCTTCTTAGCTTTAGAAGGGTCGTACTGTTCTTCATCGTCAGAGTCCATACTCTTGGAAATCTCCCAAAATTCTTTCGCTCCCAATTTGAAAGCAGGTCTGTTCTCAGCCTTGTACCAAAAGATTTGGTCATTGAGTTTATTAGATTTAGTGTTATTATTTATGACTAAACATTCATAATTTTCTGTAGTTTGGTCCATTACAGAACAAAACGACTCAAGTGTAGGAAACATCGAGGCATAATTCTCCCAAATACGTTTTCTATTTGTCATATAAGGTTCTCTCAGAATGAATACATAATCTATATTGGTTCTTAAATTTGGAGGTATACCTAAAGGATACTGCATCGTAATGATTAACATAACCTTCCAGTGACGTCCATTCATAAACAACAGTCGCATTAACTTATCTTTAGCCCAAGAATTATCATACAAACAATCATCCAATATACAAAATGTACGAGGGTCTATTGACGACTTGTTATATAATTCCTTTTCCTTCTTTATTTGTTTCAGGACCATCTTTTGTCTCCTCAAAACATTCTCGATCAATACAGTGTTGTATTCTTCGTGTATGAATAATTTCGGAACGTGAGCAGCGTAAAATCCATTACCGGCCTCTGTTCCCGAAATCACTGTTCCAATAGGCACCGATTGATGAAAATATAAAAGGTCTCGAACTAAAAAGGATTTTCCAGTATCTCTTCTACCAATCAGAATGATTACCGGAGCTTTAGACTCATTTGGATTGAATGTAATAGATTTCATATCGAATTTCTTTAATTCAAGTGTCATTTCCTATTTTTTATATATCTCATAGACAAATTATTTAGTCAATATAAACCTACTCCGTTAAAACCTACATTATAATATGTTTTTATGAAATATATGAGAACTCCTAAATTTAAATTGAACTATACCCAGATTCAGCCCATAAACTTGGAAAATTGGAAAACCATACATGAAGAACAAAATGGACCAACAGAGTTTCAGACATTCGAAATCACGCAATTACAAAGTTACAATCCCACTTATTCTCTCTTCTTCGAAATGACCCAAAATAATTTCAATTCCATAACCTTAAACCAAAAATATCAAATAAAAGATTTAGGTGTTGTCGTCGACCAAGAATCTAATGAAAATACAAAAGCGCCGGTATTCATCAAATTCTCTCCTTTGTTGGACCCGATAAAGTATTTGATTGGAAAATATGATAATATGCCATATCAGCTTCCATTATACAAGAACGACGCACAGAAAGACACTAATGTCTGCGAAAATAAAATAAATAACTCTAATAATGCTTCATATGTAGATAACTTTTTCTATTATCTAAACTCCCAACTACTTCATACACACAACTTCACCAATTCTCTGGATTACTATGGTAGTTTTCTGGGAATTCAAAAACATTTTAAATTCAACATCGGCGATGATTTAGACTATCTATTACAATCAGACCATTTTAATGAGACAAACAATATTAAATATGTTTTTGACGAAACGGATACTCCGTATGTTAACACCGGTTCACGAAGCAATAAACAAAAATTAGAAATCGGCGAATGTTTAAGTATAGATGAAATAGAAACCATCGAAACCGATGAATTGCCAGTGGACGGCGCCATGCAAGATGCCCCCAGTGAACTTTGTTACGAAAACTCGAACAATTCTACTCGCACCGAAACGTCATCAAATAGCACAGAATCAGACAGCGAACATTCTGACACAGATAACGAAGATGATAGCGAAGAAGATGGTAGTGATGAAGGTGGTAGCGAAGAAGATGGTAGTGATGAATGTGGTAGCGACGAAGAAGATAGCGATGAAGAAGACAATGAGATGTATGCATACATCAAAGAATTTCCGACACAAATGATATTCTTGGAATCTTGTCAAGGGACAATAGATGATTTATTTTCAAACAAAATAATTACTGAAGACGAAATTATTTCAGCATTATTTCAAGTAATAATGTCTCTATTAACTTATCAGAAAGCTTTCCAGTTTACACATAATGACCTTCATACAAATAACATAATGTATATGGTTACCGAGCAAAAATACTTATATTACAAATTCGAAGGTGTTGTTTACCGTGTTCCAACGTATGGTCGCATCTATAAAATCATTGATTTTGGTAGGTCGATTTATAAATTTCAAGGGCAAATATTGTGTAGTGATAGCTTCGATAAAACTGGCGACGCATCTTCTCAATATAATTGCGAACCCTATTTTAATTCATCGAAACCTCGATTAGAACCAAACATGTCTTTCGATATATGTCGCTTGGGGTGCTCCATATTTGATTTCGTGTTTGATACGGTGCCGGTGATTCCGGTGAAAGAACAAAGTGAAATCCAAAAGCTTGTTTTAGAATGGGTATCTGACGATAATAATAAAAATATTTTATACAAAGCCAATGGTGATGAACGATATCCGGATTTCAAATTATACAAGATGATCGCACGGAATGTTCACAAACACACTCCTAAAAATCAATTGTCCCGACCAATGTTCCGGAATTTTGTTTTGAGTTCCGACGAAGATATACTGGATATGGAAATCGACACAACCATCATAGACATCGATGAAATTCCATCATATGTTTGAGCCACATAATATCATATAGATGTAAATATCAATATGATAACTTTCTTCCTTTATCTCTTTAGAAATTAGGGATGTCTGTGAAAATTTGCGTTGAATCTAAATTCAGCGACTTATTTTCTGTAACAACATTCATAAAGTCCGTGAACGAATCGTTCATATAAAAATACGAATATGACGCAATCAAAGAACACACGAATACGGCAACTGCGTCCCGCACAATAAACTTCAACGGTTTCAGCTCTTTTTCGATGTATTTCATCTCTACAATTTTCACTAAACAAAACAGAATCGTAGTCAAGAAGGCAAATAAAAAAAGGTTCTCCATTTTTAATAATAAATCGTCATAATAAAAATGGAAAAATTTTACGAATCGATTACTTCAATTCTACAATATCATCTAAAGAAACAAAATCATCTGCCTTGCTTATATCCATAAAATCCAAATTGTCAAGGGCTACATCTGTTCCTATTTTCAGTTTTTCATCATCGTCTTCCTGTTCCTCCTCCAATTTCCTCTGTAAGTTGCGTTCAACACTAATTGTTTCAAGACGTTCAACCGTCTTGGGCGCTGAAACCGTCTCAATACGGTCGTCATTTTCTAACACACTATCATAATCATTGAACTCTAATCGAGTGATCACCGGTTCTTCGTCGATATTCTTTATTGTGGGGACTACATCGGGTATTTCTTCGGTTTTCGCCTCGGGGAACTTCTCTACTTCTGATGTTTCTTCTTTATCGGTATTTTCGGTGGTATTAGTGCCGTCTTCTTTATTCTCTTCCTGAGAAACAACCACAGGTTCTTCGATGTTCTCGATTACAACCTCTTCTTCGTGCTCAACAGATTCATCCATATAAGCCCGGATGATTTCTTCTGTTGGAATCGACTCGCGGATAGCCGTTAAAATACATTCTTGTACGATGATTTCCAATTCACGGTTGTGTTTTTGCGTTTGTAGTGGCGTGATATTCTTCTCAAACAAATAAACATTCATATAAACCTTTCGCGCAACGTGAATATAAACCTTATGAATGAAGTTGTCCAATTTAGGTATGGAGATGTCGATTTGTTTTTGTTTGTTGCCCACTCGTATACACGTAAGAACTTTTAATTGAATAATATGGACACAAGTAATCAAGTCTTCTAAATAATTACATCCGCTTCTTTCTATAATACGCTTGCGTTCTTCTTCGATAATAATGGCATTCCATTTTGGCACTCGTGACAATAAGTTTTGAAAGGTCATCAAGTATTTTCCTATTTCATCGGTACCGATACATATCTTCCACGCTTCATTAAACATCGAACGGATTCCTTCTGTAACCAAAGGTGTGAAAGTAGATACCAAACGACTACACCATTCATTTTTGGCCTCGTGTAAGTTAGCGATAACAAAATCGTCCATTTAATATTACATTTTCCTTAGATTATTTGTCTCCAATTACAACGCATCGCTTAATACTATTGTAAAAACGCAAAGTCAAATATCGTTATTAAGAGGAGTTTTTCACATCGATATTCCGATTTTATTTTATGAAAATGGATAATGGTGTTGATGGTTTTGTGTTTGTCAAATATGTTTTTGTCCTCGATAAAATGTATGAGATCCAACACAGAATATCCTAATCCATATAATTTAGTAGAAATGTCGATGAATAATGAGAGAGTGTGTCTCTCTTTGTCTAAATGTAGAACTTCGGCTTCCATAATTTTCGCGAATTTATCTTGAAAATTTGTGTCAGGGAACTTCGAAGATAAATTAACTTTATGTAGATTTGTTACGGACCCTTCATCGTTTACATACTCTGGGATGTAGATTTCGCAAAATCGGGATAATATCGGTTTCAATAGTTTGTTTTTGTTTTGGAGAACTATGAAAAATCGAGTGTTGGATGTGAACAATTCAATACACCGTCTCAACGCTGATTGTGCGTCATTCGTTAAATAATCCGCATTCAATAACACGATGGTCTTAAACAATACACCTTTGTTGAACTGAACGTTGGATTTAGCAAATTGTTTCAATTCGTCACGAATGAATTTTATTCCTTTACCGTGTGCACAATTAACAATCATTATGTTTGATTTCATTTTGGTTTTGTCATCATCATACAGCTGTTTCAGAAAATTGTGGACGATGGTCTGTTTCCCTGTTCCAGAAGGACCGTGAAAAATCAGATTCGGCACTTTTCGAGAAGTGTAAAAAGAATTCAGCCGATTTTGAACAAAAGGATGAACCGGAATCATTGATAAATTATATTAATGGACTTGTATAAATCTATTTATATTTATATACTCGAAAATAGAAATATAAAATATGTTTGATTCCTTAGAAAAATTACAACGACGACAACAACAACAACAACAAACTCGACAAAGTCCCAATACAAAAACATTCGCTCACCTAAACAGACAACAACAACAACAACAACAAACAAGAAAAATCCCAAAAATAACCTCAAAAACACCATCTCGGGATACTGATTGTTCTTCGGATAATTGTTCTTCGGATATTTGTTCTATTTCCGGAGGTCGAAAAAACAAGAAACGACGCACTTACAAGAAAAGAAATAAAAAGTATCGAAAGTCCAGTAAAATTAGGAAGTCCGTTTATAAACGATAACACACACACCCACACACACACGCTAGATATACCATCCCTTCCACTCCCCATCCACACGATGGCATATTGTATGAAATATTCGTATATTAAAAAATTGATTATAAAAAGTAGAATTGTGGGTATGATATAAAACCGACAACAACAATGGAAACGACAAGACTAACAACGCTTAAAAAGCCAATCGAGCAATGTGAAAATTGCAATGTTGAGAAATCCGACTTTATTAGACTCTACACATGTGCTCGGTGTTTGTGCGCATACTATTGTAGTACAGAGTGTCAACGCGATAATTACAAACAGCATCGACCTCAATGTAAGGGGTCAGAGTCATTTGCGCCCTGATTCTATTACAACCAGAACCAAAAAATCAAAAACGAAAAACAAGAAAAAAAAAGAAAAAATCATACACGCATATATTATGTATGATTTTTTTTCAGCAAATATTATAAATGAAACTGAATATTTGGAAGAGGCTTCGATTCACCCTTATAATACTTTTGATTGTAGTTTTAGGATTTTATTTGTATGATTATATCGTCAAGAGATGTGTCGAGGGGTTTTCGAAAGTTCCGAGTGTAGATTTCCCGTTTAAGAATATTAAAGACCAGAAAGGAGAGAAAATGAATATTATTGCGATTTCCGCGCCATTTAGAGATGAATCCCACGAAGAATTATATCAGAAGTATAAATCAGATGGATTGGGGTTTGTTGGAATTTCGAGTTACTTAAATTTCCCCGAAAAAATATTCAATCCATACGAAGACCGTTTTCACGAAAAACAGAATCACGATTATTTGAAAATGGTGTCTTCCTGGGTATACTGTACCAGAGAACCATCAACAAATATGAAAACCGCGAATATTCCCCTTTTACAGCTAACCGAAGCGGATATGAAAGACACCGACGAATACGTCCCTGATAAAAGTATCAAGAAGGAATATGACTTTATGTATGTGTGTTTAGACGATAATGATACGTGCAAACCTGGGTGGCAGAGTTATAATCGCAACTGGGAACTCGCAAAAAAATGTTTGAAA